GGATCCGGCCTCTGCCGGCTGAAGATCCTGAATAGGCGTGCCGTCGAGATAGGTGAGGTCCGTCGCCAGCGCTGGCGGCTGAAGGTTCGTCCAGTGGGCGTTTTCGGTGGCAGGCCAGACCGGCGGCGCGTTGCCGGCCGCGGCGGTCTCGTTCGTGTAAAGCCAGGACGACTTGTTGGGGAGCCAGGCGACGTTGCCCGCGCGGTAGACGGTGTCGTTCGAATAGGCGCCGCGATCGATGATGTCGTCGACGTAATTCACATCCTTCAGGTCGATCGTCGACGCCGGCCGAGCGACGCGCGATGTCATCCTCCAGACCGGCGTGGCTGGCGCGCTGGACTGCCAATCGGTGACGCGCGGAACCGTGCGGCCCGAGCGATCGAGTGTGGCAACAGGGTCCCCCGTGACAGCGCGGGTGATTGTGACGAGACCCTGCCCGGTGACAAGCGGCGTCGCGTTCGCCGACGCGGCCATCGCCTCGAGAAGATCCCGCACTTCGCGCTGATCGGCGGTCCAGTAGTGGGTGGCGCGATTGACGGTGGCGTCGAGGGCGTCGAATGCCGCCTCGTCGATCCGCGCGGCTGGCACGCCGGCATGAACCGACAGGATCCGCTTCGCCATCAGCCCCAGCCGATTGTGCCCGAATTGCGCGTTGACGCCGATGGGGCCGGTAGGGGGGGCGCCCAGCCCGACGAGACCCTGCGCGATGCACGTCGCCCAGCGCCCAGGGGGCACGTCGCCAGCTTCGATCCCGGCCTTCAGGTCGGCATAACTGGCATAGTTCCCGATGCTGGCGCCGAAATCGTTCAACCCCTCCATGAGACGCGTGATCGCGATCGTGTTGCCGTAGCCGTCGAGCATGCCGATCCAGTTCGTCGTGTCGAACCAGACCGGGGGGATGTTCTCGCACGATCCGAAGCCGGCAGGCTTCAGGGTGCCGCGCATCTCCGCTTCGCCGCCAAGGCCGCTCGAGCCATCGAATTCGGACGTCAGAAGCGGCCGGTCGAGGAAATCGATGTCGACGACGGCGTCGACGGACAGGATGAAGGTATCGCGATCAAGCGTGGGGTTGGAGATGATACCGCTGAAATCGGGCTTCGACGGCAGGCGAAGGTCCGGGGCGGAATAGACGCTGACGGTCGCGCCCTTCCATTTCCAGCGTCCCATGCGCGGATTTTTGAAGGCGTTGAGATCGATGCTGAAGCGACAGCGCCCGGCCTGCACCCGCCCGTCGAGGTCCGGCGACATCAGTTCGATCGAGAGAACCGGGCGCTGGGTAATGGCAGGGTGCCAACGCTCGCCATCGAGACCGAATGCCGCGGCCGTCGACGCGCTGGCGACACGAATGGTCTGACGATCGGAGGCGAATGGGTCGAACGGCTGGATGACGATGTAGATAGGGGTCATGTGGTGCTCCGGTGCGCCATCAATACATATTCAGTTCGCGGGGGTTCAGCATGCCAGCCCGGCCAAAGCCCGGCAGATAGCCGACGCTCGAGCCGTTGCCGAAGCCGGGCGGAAGCTGGCGGCCGAACAGCGCGATAAGCTGATCCAGCCGGCCGGCGAGGACGTCCGTCTGGTTCTGTGTCGTGCCGTTGAGAGCGGCGAGGATGCCGGCGACCTGGCTGTCCGTCTCGAAGGGATTGCCCGGCAGGGTGGATCCGTCGGCGCCGCCCACGTCGACATTGTCCCGCGCCCTGGTGAGCAAAGCGAAGATGTCGTCGAAGTCGGAGAAGAACGCCTGGCTCGAGCCGAACAGCGCGCTCGACGCATCTTGGAAATTCCGCGCGGCGGTGAGCAAGTCGTTCTGGTCGACCTGACGCCCCGCTTCGATGTCGCCGCGGAATTCATTCAGCTTGGCCGATGCGTTTTCGTAGACGGTGCGCTTGTTGAACGGCGAAGAGGATCCCCCCTTCATCTCGTCCAGATATGCTTGGAGCGCGGCGGTGGCCTGCTGGGTGGCCTGCTCGATCGCTTCCGCGCGCTCGAGTTCATAGAGGCGCGCCGCGTCGGCGTATTGCTGCGCGGTGGCACCGCCCTCCTTCATGTAGGAGATCAGCTTCGTAAATTCTTCGTTGAGCGATTCGACCGCGAAGCGCACCGGATCGGTCTTCGCCAACAGGCGCTTCGGGATGCTTTCGATCGCTAGCGCCTTCTGGATGGCGACATCGATGTTCTTCGACCCGTTGCGGATAATGTTCTGCGATGCCGCGCTGATGCCGCCCAGGACGACGGACTTCAGCATGCGCTCGAAAGCATACTGCGCAGCGGCTTCTTCGCTGTCGAATTTGATGACGCCCGAACCCTTGGTCCGGCCGCGTCCCGTGGTGTCGACGACGAATTTATCTTTGCGCTGGCCGATCGAGAGGCGCGAGCCGCCGGTGATCGTCGCGTCGAGCGCGGTGGCGATCTGGTTCAGGCGATCCGCGACGCCGCCCGCAAGGGCATTGGCGTTCGAACGAAGCGAAGACGAGTTGCCGGAAGCTGCGCCGGCGAAAGCCCCGTCGGCGCCGAAGCCGATGGTGGAAGACGCCTTCTTCGTCTTGCTGAACAGCCCGCCCAGGGTGCCGCCGATCAGGCCACCGATGATCGAGCCGCCGGGGATCGGGATGAAACTGCCGATCGCACCGCCGATCGCGGCGCCCGTCGACGACTGCTTGATGCCGAGAAGGCCAGCGACGCTCGAGGCCATCTGCCCTTCCGCCGCGCCGCCCAGCGCCTTGCCGACGCCCTTGCCGATACCGGAGAAGAACGTGCCCGACTTGAACGTCTTGTCCAGGCTCTCGCCCAGCTTTTCGAAGACGGCATTGTAGGCGGACGTGCCCGACGGAACCGGGCCTTCCTTGGGCGCGCGATCACGCTGGCCCGTGACGACGATGACGTTGTCGGCTGGCACATCTTCGGCATTGGCGACGCCGCCGCCCGTGATCGCGCCTGCTACCGCCGACACACCAGCCGCCGCGCGCGCGGCATTCTGGACCGTCGCCACCAGCCCGCCGCCCGCGCCGCCGGTAACGGCCTGGACGACGTCGCTGACGCCGGCGACGGCCTGGTTCGCCGCGGTAGCCGCCTGATTGGCCCTGTCGAGCGAGGACGAGCCGCCCAGCCCCGATACGGAACCGCCGCTGGCAATGCCGTTCGCGGCGTCCGTGATCCGCTGTGCGGCCAGTTCCGTCGCCGTAGCGAGGTTGTCGTTGGCAGCAATGAGGGGATCGACGCTGTCGGCCGCGCTCTTGACGTTGGCCGCCAGGATCTCGCTCGCGCGCTCGACGCCATCCGAACCGCTGACAAGCTGGCGCAGCTTCTCGTCTGCACCGGCGAACAGCTTCTCCGTGATCCGGCGCGCCTCGATCCGCGTGATGTTGTCGAGGATCGAGTTGCCGAATTTCTTGATCGAGTCGATGGGATCGGTGCGCAGCCCGACGAGCATGTCTTCGAAGGAATCGCGGGTTTGCTGGGCGAGAGAGAGGATTTGCGAAACCTGCCGTTCGCGGCTTTCCAGAAGATCGTTGATCTCGCGCTGACGCTCGATGTTGACGAGAAGGTCGGCCAATTCGTCTTCGGTGACTTCGCCGATCTGGTCCTGAAGCGACAAGGCGATCTCGAGCGCTTCGGCTTCAGCCGTATAGCCTTCCAGCCGCAGCTTGGAGATCTCGAGGCCGCGTTCCTGTTCAGTGATCGCCTCGCGGATGGGCTTGCGAACGCCGTATTCGATCGCCTCCTTGTCGGCGTCGGCCATCTCTTGCGTGTAGAGACGCTTGATCGCGACGCCCTTGTCATCGGTCATCGTCTCGCCGTCGTCGTTGCGCACGACGAGTTCGGTTCCGACGAGCCGCTGGAGGCGACGCATGTCCGCCGCGGCCTTGGCGAGCGCAGAAGGCTCGGCTTCGTAGCGGCCGATGATGTCGGCGCGACGATCGGTGCGTCGCTCGGCCTGTGCAAGGTCGCGTTCGGCCTTCGCCGCCTCGTCGGTTGCTTCGGCGCGTTCGCGACGAGCGCCCGCCACCTTCCGATCGGTGCCGCCGTCTTCAGGCGGCTTGTAGTTTGCACCGAAGTCGACGTCTTCGCCGGTGAAGTTCCCGAAGGCTTGGCGCCGGATTTCCGGATCTTTGCTGCCGGCGAGCAACTTCGCGGCGGCCGTCGCCTGAAGTTCCTCCTGTGCGAGCTTGACGATCTCGCCCGTCTGCGCAATCAGCCGGTCGCGGAATTCGGCATTCTGGCCCGTCAGGTCCGTCAGCCTGCCAAGCTGCGCTGCCGCCCTTGTGGCGCCCAATTCGCCGGAGCGCACCTGGTCGCGAATGCGCTTCAGGCGAGGATCAATCTCGTCGGGCCGGTAGACGGTGAAGAGGCGATCGCCACCGAACGAGAAATTGCGCTTCTTCTCGAGCCGGGCTTCGCGCGCTTCGGCCGCGCCCTTCTTCGCCGTCAGGATCTCGTTCTGGATCAGCGCCGCGTTCTGCGAAAGGATCTTGCCCGTCGCCTGATCGATGAACCGGGCCAGCCGCACCTGTGCTTCCGCCATGCGGTCGGCGGATCCCGCCGCCATGTCCTGACGGAAGGCGAATTCGACGAGCAGCGGGATCGCGAGCGCGAGCGCCAATCCGAGCGGATTGATAGCGGCGAGCAGCGCGCGAAGGCTTCGGCCGAACCACACCGCGGCGCTGGTCGCGGCGATGCTGGCGGCGCGGAACCGGCCCGTGGCTCCAGTGAGCACTACGGTCTCGCTGCGCAGCGCGCCCGACACGGTGCGAAGGCGGTTCTTGCTCGCGGCAAGATTGTCCTGGGCTACGCGCGCTTCGTCCATGGCCGAGCGGTAGGCGGCGACGTCCGCAGCTTCGCCCGCGATAAAGCCGGGGCCACGCGTGAGCCGCGAATTGATCGACAGCGCGTTCCGGCGCTTCTCGTTCGCAAGCTGCTGTTCGGCGGCGATCTGCTGCTGGAGGGCCGCGCGCTCCTGCCGCAGCGCGACGATGCGCTGTGCCGACGCCTGCCGATCGGCCGTTGCGGTGGCCTTCGCCTCGCGCGCCTTGTCGAGCAGCGCACGGCGTTCCTGCTGGAAAGCCGAGATGCGCGCCTGTGTGTCGGCAATGATGCTGCCCGTCTTGAAACCGGCATAGGCAAGCGCGGCGGCGCCAAGCGCCTTGACGACGAGGCCGAGATTGTCGGCGACGAGCACGACGACGTTGGCGAATGCGCCGGCGACGCCCGTCGCTTCGTCCGTGTCCTTCACCAGACCCGTGAACGCGTTGTTGAGCGCGGTGAATGCCGACGAGATGGTGACGGGCAGACGCTCGTATTCGGCTTCGATCTGTTCGGCGCTCTTCGCCAGCGCCTCTTCGATGACGACGGCGGTGAGTTTGCCTTCCTTGCCGAGCCGCTTCAGTTCGCCGATCGGGACGCCGAGACCGTCGGCGATCGCTTTCGCCAGCCGGAGCGTGTTTTCACGGACGGAGCGCAGTTCGTCGCCCTGGAGGGTGTTGGAGCCGATGCCCTGCGCAAACTGATAGAGGCCGGCTTCCTGACTGACGGCGGTGCCGCCCGACAGCTTGGCCGCCTTCGACGCAAGTTCAGTGAGGCGCGAAATGCGCCCTTGCGTCAGCCCGACGTCCTTCCCTGCCAGCGTCAGCCGGGCGTAGAGATCGATGACAGGCTCGAGGCCGACGCGCGCGCGATCGGCGATGCCCTGCGCATCCTTGAAGGCGGCGTTGACCTGGCTTTGCGTCTCGTAGAGCGGGCGAAGCCGGGCGACGAGATCCTGTGTCGTCGACGCCAGCCGCACGAAACCGGCGACGGCCGCGCCGACGCCGACGAACCCCAGCCGCAAGCCGGTGAGTTCGCGCACCGCCACCGCCATCGCGGACAGACGGCCAGCGATCGGGCCAAGCGGTCCCTGGGCGACGTTCGCGGCAACCGATGCCAGCCGCAAGCTGCGCTCGAGACGGCTGGTCTCACGCGCCGCTGCGCGCGCGGCATTGCTGGTGCGCTCCATACCGGAAGCGCCGCGGCGCGTGGCGGCGTCAGCTTCGCGGGCGGCGCGCGCGGTGCGCTGGAGTGCGGTGGCGCGCGCCCGTTCGGCCGCGGCGACATTCTGGATCTGGCCAGGAGAGCCGGTGCCGGGGACCATGCCCGACGTCAGCGCACCCGCCTTCTGCGCGGTTGCCGCAACCCGACGAAGGCTCTGGTTGGCCTGTTCTTCGAACCGGGACAGGGCGCGTTCGTTGCCCGCACCCGGTTCGATGTTCATGAACGTCGTGAATGTGCGGCTTCCGCGCATAGGATCCTCCGATGCGCTCGCCGGCTGGTGGTCGACGCTGTGCTTAGCCTATTACCCGGCCCGGTTATACCCTGCGATCGTGCGACGAAGATAATCGGGCATGCGATCCGCGTAGAAGGCGATGATCTGATCCTTGTCGAAGCGCTTCGCCCGGCGTGTCTGCTTTATGAGGACGAAGACGACAGTATCGCCCTTCGGCACGACTCGAGTGCGCGTCCGGCCCGATGCCCCCAGCGCCTTCGCCCGCCCGGTCTTCGCCGACAGCGAGACCTTCTTCACCACCAACAGCGCAAGGTTCGACCGGATCTGGCGGAATTGCAGCTTGCCGATGCGCGAGTTCAGCCCTGCCTTCGCCCACAATTCCGGCGTCAGCCGTCGACGCTTCCCGCCGACGCGGACGAAGCGGGGGGCCGCCTTCGTCGGCACGGCCAACCAGGCGCCGTTCTTCGGCCGGATAACCGCCCCTTGCGAATACGCCTCGAGCGCACCGCCGGCGAGGCTGTCGTCACCGCCGCGGGCATAGATCACGCCGTAGGGATTGCGGCCTTCCTCCGTCTGCCGCTTGCGTTTCGCCGACGTCTGCCCGACGGCGTTCCCCAGCCGCCCCAGCCCGACGCTGCGCATCTTGGCCTGTATGTGGCGCTGGGCCTTCTTCGACGCGAGATCCGTAACCTCGAGCGCCGCGCGATGGTTCTCGCGCTCGATCTGCCGGACGTCCTGGCGAATGGCCCGAACGTCCGGCGTCTTTACCGTGAAGTTGATCCTCGACATCTATTCCCTGTGTTGTTCATCGAAATAGGCGTCGATGACGTCGAGCGCCTGGATCAGCCGGAGGGGGGTGTCGACGAGGCTTCCGCCTGGGTATCGCCGGTGCTCACGGTTTCGCCAGTTGAGGGCGAAGTAGAGGTCGACGGTGTGGCGGTGCCATCGGCGGATGCGGTTTCGGGGGCTGGTGTGGAATTCGATGTCGAGGGGGTGGTTTCCTCCCCTGACGTCGAAGATCCATCGCTGCTCTCCGATGCGCCGCTCGGTTCGGGCGAAGGCTCTTGGCTCGGCTCGGTCTCGGGCGGCGATTCGGAGTTTCCCCGCTCGGTCCCCGTCAACGCGCCCATGCTGATGCAGAACGTCTCGAGTTCGCGCATGGCCGTCTTGCCGATCTCGCTGCGCAGCGCGTCATAGGTCGCCTCGGGCACGATGTCGTCTTCACGCACGAAGGGCGTCGACAGATTGCTCCAGCCGAGAAGAACGAGACGGGTGATCCCGGCGCGCTGTTTCGGCTCATAGGTCTGCATCTCGACGGTCATGTCGCGCAGCTTGCGGCTCTTGCCCTTCAGTTCTTCGGCGAACAGCAAGGCCCGGTTGCGTTCGCGCACGCCGAGCATGCGGGACGGCAGGGGCGCGGGCTTGCGCTTGGGCGCGCCGGCCGCTTCGTCGGCCAGCCGTTGACGCTCCTGTTCGTGCCATTCGGCCATCTGCTCGCGATGGACGTCTTCGGCCTGCCAGTAATTGTCGAGAAGATCGGCCTTCGGCTCGCCCGCTTCCTCGCCGTAGATCTCGAAAGTCTCGTCGATCATGGCCGCGCGGAACGTGTCGTTCGACGGCGGGACGATGTTGTGGCGGAAGAGTTCGTAGCCCAGCCGGTCGAATTCAGCTTCGGTGACGGGCTGGACCTGGAAGACCGGCTCGTCGCCCGTAGGCGTCGCCGGCGAATCGTCGGCGTCGTTGATCGGCAGAAGTGAAGGCGGGGTGAAGGCGAGGGGCGCCTTGGTGGTGGGGATGTGTTGGTCTCGCATGTAATCCTCCGGTTGGTGGCAACGACGCCGCCAACCGGAGGATCAGGATCAATCCCACCAGATCGCGAGCGTCGCGGACTTGTCTACATTGACGAAGGCCGCATTGCCAGTGAGGTTCACAAACCCGTTGCGATCGCCGGGGTTGTTGAGCGGATTGAGCGCGATCGCGGGCGCCAGGAAGCCGAAGCGGTTGCCCGCACCCTGCCCCCACACCGACATCTGCGACAGCGTCGTCTGGTTGTTGACGCGCGTCTCGATGTCGAAGTCGGCCACGGCCATCTGATTGATGTCCATGTCGAGCGTGCGCGTCGCCGACATGATCTCGTAACCGTCCTGGCCGTTCGCCGCGGCCGCATTGCTCGCGCCGGCAACGTCCGCGCCGAATTGGAAGCGCGTGCTCTGGTGGCCCAGCGCGACACGGTCCAGCGTGAATTTGCCGTTCCGGTAGGGAGCGATCGTCGTAAGCTGCTCGGGCGTCAGCGCCGGCGAAACGTCATCCGCCACCGCCTCGACCAGCCCTTTCAGGCTGAATTCGACGGACGGGAAGACCTGGTTCTGCTCGTTCGACACGGGCATGTCGAAGGTAAGCTGCGACACGCGGACATCGCGATAGTCGTAGCGCTTCTTGTCGCGCCAGATGCGAACCGACAGGAGCGGCGGGGCCGTCGACAGTGTGCCAAGCTGATACACGACGCACGGCGGGATCGTGTAATTCGAGCCAGCCGCGGGAGCGCCGCCAAGGGTCTCGGCGATGTCCGCCGCCTTCGACGTGCCGTTGTAGTCTTGGATCAGGGACGTGCCCTTCACCGCGCCGACGCCGATGTCGGCATGCTGGATCGGGAAGCCGACATAGAAATCGTCGACCGCGCTCGCCGCCGCGGCAAGCGTCAGCGCAGTCGTGCTCGAGCCTGCCTGAAGCACACCTGCGATCGCGGCCTGGCTGCGCACTTCGGCAAAGCCTGCCGCCTGAAGCACCCGGCCGAGCGGCCACGCGTTCGCGGCGAAGGGAGCGGCACCGCCCGGCCCGCGCAGCGGTGCGGTCGCGGTGATCGTCGCCGTCTTGCCGAGATAGATCCGCGGCGCGGTGTGAACGGAGCCGGTCGCCGTGGGATCTTCCGTGGAGATGATGTCCTCGGAGTTCGTCGGCGGCGAGACCGGAACGATGTCGGCCGCCGAGGGCGCGGTGAAGACGCCGGCGACGGGCTGGATCGCGATCGCAAGCGCTACGACGCGAGATTTGTGGTTCCAGGCCATGACTGATTATTCCCCCTTCTTCGCGGGCGCATCGTCGGCCTTGGCCGGATCGATGGGCGGCTGGTAGTCTTCCTGCGCGGCTTCGGCTTCCTCGCGCTGGGCGGTGTCGAAGACGACGCGGTCTTCCTCGACGGCGAGGCTCTTGTCCTCGACCTTCTCGCGCTTGTAGCCGGGCGGCACGCCCAGGGTGGCATCGGGCCGGGGCGTCTCGTTCGCCTTGTCGACGATGTCGGCGCGCATTGCATCGCGCTTTTCGTCGTTCTTGGCGAGCGCGCTGTCGTCCAGCTTTTTCGACAGTTCGGACACGTCGTAGCTGCCAGCGGGAAGGCTGACAGGGGCCGCGCGGGCGACTTCCTTGTCCGAGCGATCGGTGCTGGTTGCTTCGACCTTGATCTTGCCGCTCATGATGCGTTTCCTTCCGGTCCTAGCAAGGTAAGTGGGTCATCGAAGAGAGTGCGGTATAGCACAATTACGCTGCTGGCCAATCGCCCTTCGTCGGGCTGCGAATCCTCGTCCGGATCCACGTCGCCATAGAGCACGTCGTCGACGATCTGGCGCAGCGGCGAGTCCATCCGGCAATAGCGGCCAGCCATGTAGTGCCCGACGCCGAGAAGCCTATCCCAGCCGGTCGCATCATTGTCTTCGCCGGCCGGAACATTGTGATCGCGCTCGGCCAACAGCGGCAGATCGATGACGATGTCGACGTTCAACGCCCAGCATTGCTCGCTCGATGTGTGCATCGGGCCGCGCTCGTTGTCGATTTCGCTCTGGACGTAGCGCAGCGCGAGGCCGGGCCGCTCCGTCTTGCCGGTATTGCGGTGGCGATAGTGCCGCACCGTCAGCGGATTGTCCGAAAGCTGGAAGATCAGGTGCAGATCCTCGGCTTCGGCGATCGCTTTCATCGCCTCGAGGATCCTGGTCTCTGGTGGCAGGGGGACAGGCATGCGTTACGCTCCGACCTTCTGGATGTCGAAGATCCAGTAACGGCCCTGTTCGTCAGGGTCATCCCCTGCCGGCCGCCAGACCGTGTTGGCGCCCAGCTTGTGATGCTTCAGCCGGTGCGTGCGCTTCGGCTCGTCGACGATGCTCTTGGCCACCTTGATCCGCCAGCGGGATCCTAACGCCGGATCGATCTCGTTCAGCCCCAGCCCCTCGGCGAAGGGAAGGACATAGGCCGCGATGTTGGTGAAAGTCGCGCCCTCGTCCGTCGAATAGGCAACGGTGTCCGAGAGGCGCGCGTCGACACCCTCGTCCATCGCTGCCGACGCTTCATCCCAATCCGACAATCTGGCCTCCTAGCAAAAGGGCCGCCCGGTTCCCCAACCAGGCGGCCCTTCCGAGATACGCCCGTAGGCATTCGTGACGATCAGGTGTTGGAGAGTTCGCCCAGCCGGTCGTTGATGGCATCCTTGGCGCCATCGCGGTTCTGGTGTGCTTCCTCGTCCTCGCGAAGCTGCTGGAGTTCGGCGACATCGGTCATGTCGGCCAGCGCAACCTTCAGCTTCGGGATGCTCTGCTGGAGCACCTTCGGTTCGGTGGAGCCGGGCACGGTTTCGTCGCCCTCGACCGGCGCCGCATCCGGATCGGCCAGCGTGTCCATCCGGCCCTGGCCGGCAGGGAAGTTGCGAAGCGTCGCCGTTGCCGGAGTAGCGCCGGCCGCATCGCCGCGGGGCGATTCCTCCATCTCCTGAAGGCGTTCCGCGCCAACCTCGGCCGGGCGAGCGGACACGGCCACGCCGGACTGCTGCGCCTTGAATTCCGCCTCGGTCGCATCGCCCTCGATCTCGACCAAGCCCTTCTTCTCGGCCTTGACGGCGTCGGCGTCGGGCAGGATCCGGCGCTGGTAACGGCCATCCTCGTCCTCGCGATCGGGATCGAAGTGCATGATACCGATCGACGTGGCGACGGTGCCGAGCGCGATGGCGGTGACGAGTTTGTAGGACATCAGTCAGTTCCCTTCTGATTACCCGGTCTTCGTGCCCTTCAGGAGCGCGAGCGGGAAGATACAGGCATAGAGCGGGTATGCCGCGACGAAGAAGTCGACGAACGACGGCATCTGGTCGCGCACGTCCGGCTGAATGTAGAGATATTCCGGCCGGCCCGGCTGGGTGATGTCGAGAAGCGTTTCACCCGGCGCCCAATAGACGTTGAACACGTCCTTCGCCCCGATCGGGAAGAAGTGCGCGTCGTTGACGGCGACGTCGATCTCGCCACCGCTGCTGCCCTGGTAGTGCATGAAGGTGACGTTGCCGATACGGATCTCGTCGTAAGTCGGCAGGTTGAGAAGCGGGTTGGCCGCCAGCGCCACGGCGCGGGCCTGCTCGATCGCTTCCCAGCGCTTGCGGACGTCGACGTGGGTAATCAGCGAATACCAGAATTCGTCGCCGACAAGGCCGCCGATGCGGACATTCGGGGTCCAGCGGCCGTTCGCCTTCAGCACATCGATGATCGGATCGGCGATGTTCTTTTGGATGTAGAGCGCGAGCGCTCCTTCCGCGATGCCCGCGAAGTTGAAGTTGATCGTCGCCGGGGTGGAGATGCCATACTCGGCGAAATAGTCGACCAGAACGGTGCTTCCGTCGGCGTCGAGAACCTTGCCCTGGAGCGCGCCGAGACGGTGCAGTTCCTTGGTGGCCTCGAGATCCGTCTTCAGTTGCTCGGTGCGC